ATCGGAGGATGCCACCTAAAGCACCAATAGCTTCACCATAAGAGTTAAAGCTAATAGCGCATACCCGATACCATCCCTCACTTGACAGTATAGAATAGCACCGCCGGGGGGTGATGTCGACTACGCCCTTAAAATGCGCGTCCCATGCGCTCCAGAAGCCGGGGCCTTCGGGCACGTCGCCCAGGCCGAGCCGGTCGTTCCCGCGCCCGTACCAAAGGCCGGAAGCGCTGGGGAGCGTGGTTGTGAAGATCGTCTGGTTCCCAAGCGCGTCCTTGACCGTGACGATCACGTCGTATGCGCTCGCAATCGCGACGGCCCACATGGTGCCGGTGGGTTTGTACGTGGTGCCGCTGGCGCAGGTCTTTGACCCCAGGGTAGAGCTGGTGCCATGCAGCCGGTAAGCAAGCGTCTGGGCTGTGATGCTGTTCTTGCCGTTCACAGAGCTGATGGTGTAGTACGGCGTGGCTGACAGGTACGTGCCAGCTCCGTTGTCAGCGGTCCCGTCGGCCTTGGCCCGGCCAACGGCGATACTGGAGACGGTAGGGCTCGCGTACGGGTACACGGTCACGGAGACGGTGGCGGACGCAGAGCGCCCACGGCTGTCGGTGACGGTCACGGTGAACGTCTTGTCGCCAGATGAATCAAACACGGCGGAGCGTACGGTCGTGCTCGTGCCCGTCTGGTTCACGCCAGGGCCGCTGAACGCGATGGACGAGATGGATGCCCCCGTGCCGGCCGTGGCGCTCACGCTGAGGTTCGCCTGGGAATAGCCCTGGGTGTATGTTCCCCACCCGCTCACGGTCGCGTTCGCGGCGTAATGGGATGCCGTGAATGAGCTGATCGTCGGCTTCACCCCGGACGCCACCGTGACCGTGAAGGTCTTCGTGGACGTGCCCAGGGACGTGGAGCCGGAGTAAGTCGTGAGCGTGGCCGTGGCCGTGGTGCTCGTGGTGTTCGACAGAGCGGAGAGCCAAGAGTTCGGTATCGTGAACGCCTTGCTCCCGGTGTTCGCTGCGATGGTGTACGAGACGGTCGTCGCCCCGCTCAAGGACAGCTCCAGCTTGTAGGTGTATGCGCTGTTCGGGATGTTCCAGGAAGCGGTGCCGCCGTTGGTCTTGCCGATCTCCACGGAGCTGGTCACGGAGCCCAGGGTCGCCTTGCTCGCCGTCCATACAGCGTAGAGGGTCACGGCGGCGTTGGCCGTGTACTTCGCTCCGGCCGCATAGGCAACGGCCCCGCTGGCGCTGGTTGCCCAGCCTGCGAAGGTGTACCCGGTCCTGGTGGGCTTCGTGGAGCTCAACGTCAAATCCACGCCGTAGGTCTTCGTCTGCGCGGAGGGCAGGTTGGAGACCGTGTCGGTCGTGTTCTTGTTGTAGGTGACGGCGTAGGTGTATGCCGTCCAGTGGGCGTACAGCGTGATCGCCGCCGAGGGCGTGTATGAAGACCCGCCGCCGCCCACGTGGGTGCCGCCGCTGGCCGCCGTATACCAGCCATCAAACGTGTAACCGGTACGGGCCGGTGTGGGTAGCGTGACCGCACTGGTGGAGGTGCTCGATGTCCAGATGGCGTACAGCGTGGTGTTCGCGCTGATGGTGATCGATGCCCCAGGGCTGTAGTTCGTGCCGGTGCCGTTGGCTGCGGTGTTCCACTTGGAGAACGAGTAGGAGGTCGTACGCGTCGCCGAGGCGGAGGCCGGGGAGACGCTGCCACTGTTGGCGTTGTAGGTGACGGCCAGCGACGTGGATGATGATGCTCTCGTCGGGTTGCTCGAAGACGATGCGACGGTGAGCGTGGCCGAGGGCGTGCCGACGGTTGACTGCGCAGAGGGGCCGCCACTGCCGCCGTTGGCATTGTACGACAGGGTGAGATCAACTTCGGTCGTGACAACGGTGAGCACGGCGGAGGTGCCGAGCTCGACAAAGGTTACGCCTGTGGTCCCGGGGCCCATCGTGTAGCCGTACTGCGGAATTGTCTTCTCCATCGTGACGGTCAGCTTGTTGTTGCTCACCGTGCCACGGATAAAGCCGAGATTGCTGCCGGTGCTCTGCCACGCTTTGCTGCCGGAATCGCCCCCGGTATCGGTCGTTGCTTTAGCGCGGATCGGGAGCTGGTCGCTGGAGCCGCCGGGCATACCGTTGCCAAGGCTGGTGATCGGGAGCGTCAGGGTCACGCTCGTGATCGCGCTGCTGGGGAGCGAGCGAAGATGAGCCAGCGTTGTCGCGTTGAACATGTAATAAACCGCGTAATAGTACACGCCAGACTCGCCGCAACGCATCCGGCTGCTGCCCTGGTTGTAATGGTTGTTCCAATCTGCCGCGAAGTGGCTGAGAACGCCGCCTCTGCTTGCCGTAGCGGTCAATGTATAGGTTTTTGCCATCGTTTAGTTTCTCCCCGTGATGTGCAGGTAGTCGATGCCGACCGCCGTGACCACGTCAATGTCGAACATGGATTGGAGCGTGAAAGAATCGGAGCGGACGCTCTTGGCGTTCAGGCTTCCGTCCGCACCCAGGCTCACGTCAGCATTTGCTATGTTGGCCTGTGTATCGTCGCCGCGATAGAAGTAGACGTATGAGGATTCCGCCTTGAAGCTGCTGGAGCTGGAGCTGTCGCCGATGACGACGCCGGGGGCGGTGATCCCGTTCCCCGGACCGTAGACCCGAACCCAGCTCGTAAGGTTTTCGATCTGGCCGTTCGTGTTGCTGATCGCCTGAGTGAACGTAGCCGTGATGTTCGTGGATTCCTGGCTCAAAAGCGACGCCAGGGCCTCCTCAACCGTGGAGCCACCCTGGTCGTCAGGCAGGAACCCGTTGATGATCTGCGTGACCTGGCTCATGATGTTGTCGGGCAGCATGAGGATGGTCGCGTTGTTCGCGATGGCGTTGGCCACGATCCCGTTCACGTCCGGCTCCGTCAGGTAGACCTGCTCGTCGGACGAGATGCGGGATGAGAGCAGGTTGAGGCTGTGCTCCCCGCTCTCCCAGAGCTTGATGAGCTCGTTGGCTATGGTCCTGAAATTGTCATTCAGGCGCTCCTCGTTCGTGTCCTGAGCAGCGCGGTCGGCCTCGCCCTTCGCGCTGGTCTTCGGGAGCACGATGGCGTAGAGCGCCTTCATGCGGTTGGTGTTGGCCATCTGCCGTCACTCCTTCGTTTCGCTGAGTACCTTCACGTTCACACCGCCGTGGAGCGTCCACGCGCCGCCGTCGATGTTCTCGAATTTGAATTGCACAAAGTATGACTGATCCGTCTTGAAGCGCACGGTGGTGTACCCGGCGCGAATCACAAACGGCGTCACGATCGTCTCTTTGTTCAGGTAATCCCCGTTCGCCGTGACCTTCACGTCCGCGCCGGTGATGTGCGCGTAGATGCCCATCGCCTGGTGCCGGGCCATCTTCCGCCCGAAGTCCATCGGCTGCGTGAGCCAGTAAGCGGAGATGGGTGCCCCGTCGTAGTCGGCGCCGCTCTCGAAACGGTACACGTAGCGCTGCCCGTTGACCATGAAGATGTCGGAGCCGATGGCCTCAAGGTCTGCCACCTCGAACCCGTCCCGGATCATGTAGGAGCCACGGGAGATGTCGAAGACGATGACCGCGTCGTCGTACGTGGAGCTGCCCCCTGTCTTGCAGCTCATGTAGAACCGGTTGTTCCAGAACGCGGATCGGGAGTTTGCCACGTCCGGGTGAAGCGTGTCGAAGAATCGCTTGAGGGGCTGGACGCCGTTGTCAACGGGCACGACGCTCACGCCGTTATAGGTGTAGATGCCGTTGGGCATGAGCAGGTACGGGGCGTCGTACTTCACGATGATGCCCGCGTTGCTCACCAGGTCCGAATCCTTGTCAACGCGCTCCAGGGTGAACGTGGACGGCCGATCGCCGAACAGCCGCCAAACGCTGTAGCGCTTCCAGATGATGAGCTGGTTGGAGAGCGCGGTCAGGCCGATGATCTTGTCGGCGGAGCCGTCGCCCACTTCCACGTAGCCGCCGGAGGCGTCGTAGGAGCCGTCCACGCTGAGCCAGTCCTCGATGGTCCTGCCATCACCGGGCACAGCGGACCAATAGAGCCGGAACGTCGCCGACGGATCGCCGGCAGTGAACAGCCGGTTGGCGTACAGCTCGGCGTAGGCCACGTGCGCGTCGGACCCGCCGCCTCGGATCGTGATGGTGTCGCCGGCAGCGGGAGGCTGGAGCAGTGCGGCCGTTAGGACGATCTTTCGGTTCTCGCCGGTTGGAATCTCGTATACGTCAGCGTAGATGCCCGCGTAGGTCACGCCGTATGCCAGCGCCCGGCGCTTCGCTTCGTCGCTTAGGTCGGAGCTCACCGTGATGGTCAGTGTCTCCTGGTCGTAGCTTGTCACCGTGCCCTCGTAGGAATACAGCCCCGCGCCGAACGCGGTGGCGGTGTTCTGGGCCGTGTCGATCTTTACGATCTGGGAATTGCCGGTGCACACGAGCACAACGTCAGTCGTGCCAATCCGCGTTTGCAACGCATCAACCTGGGTGGCGGTGAGCGCCGGAGAGAACGTGTAGATGGAAGTCCAGGCGTCGGAGACCCACGCATAGATGTTGGTGGCCGTCACAACGTAAACCTGCCCGCCTGTCCCCCGCGCCACGATCAGCTTGAGGATGCGGGCAGTGCCGGGGATCGCGCTCTCGATGTGCCGGGAGAACCCCCGCGCTACGGCCAGGTTGCCGTCGCCGGTCTCCATGTTCCGGGCGTCGTAGGCCGAGCCCGTGGGGAGCAGGCTCCCGTCAAGCTGCTGCTGGATGCCGTACCACTGGGGTATCTGGAACCAGATCGGGGATGAAGATGCCATGAGCGCCGCCCCCTTACTCGAAGTGGTAATTCAAGAGCTTGAAGCTCTCGGGCGCGGCCATCGTCTCCCGCTGCAAGTTGTAGACAGCCTGGTCGAACAGGGAGAAGAATGCGGAGGACGTGCCCTGCGTGGAGGGGTCCTGCCCGCATTGTTCGCGGGCCCTAACGTACATCGGGATGAGGTCGTGCATGTAGACCGGGAGCTCAGGCTCATCGGGTGTGAGCGAGATTTCCGGGTCAAGGGACGAGACATTCATGGGAGTGGGCACGAACCGGTATTCGACGAAGACGTGCTCCCCCTGCTCCGTCCCCTTCACGGCCATGTACTGGTAGCGGCCGGTGAAGTCCTGATAGAAGTAGAGGGGCCGCTTGTAGTCGTGATCCGTGATCGTGTACTCCACGGGGTCGGTGCCCGGCCTCTCCGTGGCCCTGAACACGTTGACGACGCGCTTGCAGGCGTGAGAGAGCGCGGTAGTGTCAAACTCGCCGGCGCCGGTCGGGTCGCTGTCGGTCAGCTCCGCCTCCTCAACGGTCGCCATCTTGAACCGTCGCGCTATCTCGTTCACGGCCTCGTTGGCGTAGCGGGTGAACTTTTCCTTGTACATCTCGACGGTTTCGGGCGCGGTGCCCCGGTCAAGGCCAATGAGCGTCGCCTCGATAATATCGCGAAGGTTCATGGGGGTCTCCTCTCCTTAGTTCAGCTTCTTGCTTTTATTCATGAACTCGGCCACTTCAGGCGAGATGTGCTCGCGCAGTTGGAGCTTTGCCGCGACTTCCTCGTAGAAGCTCCGGGGGTGCGTCAGGACCTCGCCGCGCTTGAACCGATAGTTGATGCCGTTGAGATTCCACTCGAAATACTGGTCGTTGGCCTCGAAGGAGGGATCGCGGGGGATCACGTACGAGACCATCTCATCGGCTGCAACGGGCTGAGGCTCAGGCGCATGAGGCAGCTCAAGCTGCTCAACGGGGTCGGCCTTGACGGTGTACTTCTCCTCGGGTGCTTTCTTGGGTGCGGTGGCCTTCTTCGCGGCCGTGGTCTTCTTAGTCGTTGCCATCTTTTCACTTAGCCTCCTTGAAAAATTGATGAGATAAAGGGGAGGGGGAGAGGGAAGGAGGCGAACCCCGTCCCCCTCCCCTTCCGGTTCTGAGAGTTGTTGTGGTTACTTAGGCGTGAACCGCGTGCTGGATGTCGATGATCCAGAGAGGATTCAGGACCTTCGCGGTGTAACCCATGACCTTCGCGCCAACGGTGCTGCGCTGATCGAGAGGATCGGCGGTGCCGGCGGAACCACGGGGCTTGATGATGGTCTGGAGCGTGCCAGAGCCAGCCACGTCGATGACGCCGTAGGAATCAGCGCCGAAGATCAGGGAGTGATGCAGGGCCACGGGGGTGCTGGCGGAGTTGTTCGCCACATAGCCCTCGGTGGTCTCCACGAACACGACGCCGAACAGACGGCCGATCTCACCGGCGTAAATCTGCTCCGCGTTGCTGTACTTGGACACATCCTGCCAGAGAGTGTCGCTCTGGAGGTCGTAGGTGGCGTAGGGGTCCACGATGCACACGAAGTGCCCGGCGCGGCCGTTGCCGGAGAACCGGCGGGCCTTGTTGGCCTTCAGCGTGCGGACGGCCTTGCGGATTTCGTCCACGGTCAGGTAGGAAGTCGCGGCCACAGTGTTGGCGCTGTTGGCACCGCCGGCGTACTGGGTGGAGGCGTCGGCGATCATGGCGTCACGGGTCACGTTGTCCACGACGATGCCGAGCTGCTCGCCGAGCAGTTCAGCGCTGTCGTCGATGACCTGGTCGTAGGCGGTCAGATCGAGCAGATCGCTGATCTCCACGTACGCACCGTACTGGGCGACGGTAGCCTCAACCTTGGTCTGGCCGAGAGACTGGCTGGTGGGGGTCACGCCCTCGGTGAGGGCCTGGGTGGTCTTGTTGGGGGTAAACAGGGTCCAGCGCCGGAACTCGACGACTTTGCCGTTGTTCCGGGGGATGGACCGCTTCTGGCCGAACTGCCCATAGACGATCTGCGCCTTGGCGGTCTCAAGCAGGGTCCGGTCGTAGTACGTCTTGTTGAGGTAGGTTGCGGTTGCGGCGGTGTTGGTAGTAGTCTGAACTGCCATAGGTTTTAATCTCCTTTGAATTTAGAATTTTAGGAGAGACGCACCCTCTTTCCGTCGATAGAGGCTTTCCGAATCTCGGCCCGCTTCTTGAAGAAGTCCTCGGAGGACATCTGAGAGAAGTCGGTCGGCGCACTCTGCTGGGAGGCGCCGGAGGTCGGCCGCATGGGAGCGGGCCCGGCCTGCCTGCGCTGGAGCTCGGCGTTGACGGAATGCTCGGCCTGCCAAATGCGCATGGCGGCGGGGGCACCGTACTCAACAATGTTGTTGTAGGTGTCCTGGTCGAGCTTGCTGAAGTCGAATCCGGCGGGGAGCTGGCCGCGCTGTTGCATGGCCGCAATTTCGCGGCCAACGCGCTCGGCCTGCGCGTCCGGGGTGTCTGTCTGGGGATTGGGTGTCGATCTCAGGTTGTTGTTGAGCAGGTCCTTGTAAAACTGCTTCGGGTCCTTGGCATACGCCTCTGCTGTTGCGTCCAGGCGCTCCTGCTGGATGCGCTGGTAGGCTTCGGCGGGCGTGATGCCGTCGCGCTTGGCTCGCTCGTTGAGGAGCATCTGCCCGAGCTGGTATGCGTCGCTCTGTTCGTACTTGCGGCGCTCCTGGGCAAGGCGCTGGCCAAACGCTTTGTCAATGTCTTTCTGGGAGGAAACCTGCGCCCCGTCGGCGGGCGGATTTACGACCGTTTTGTTCGACCCAGTTTCGCTCGGAGCCGTTGCGCTCTCCGCGCTGATGACCACTTCCTCGACCGCTTCCTGTCCGTCGGCGGCAGGCGCGTTCATGTCGGGGGCTACGTTCGTTTCGACCGGAGTGTTTTCGTAGTCAGGCATTTTTTTACTTACCTTTCTCGCCCGTTTCGGCCGGCGACGCCGTTTTTATCTACTCAGCCAATGCCCTGTGCGAGCGTGGCTGCATCGACCATGTCGGAGGGAGGCGGGGCGGCGGGTGCGGTGGGTTGGCCCGCTCCGCCACCACTCGCCTGGATGCTCTGGTGAATCTGATCGAGAGCATCTTGATACTGGGATAGGTTCTTGCCCATCTCTTGGAGCTGCTGCTGCATCTGCGCGTTCTGTTGCTGGAGCTGCGCGTTCTGCTGCTGGAGGATCAGCATCCCGGAGCGCTGCGCTTTCCTGATCTGTTCAATGATCTGCTCCTTGTCGTCCATCTCCAGGGCCTCCATCATCGTGAGCGGGTCGGCCGTCTGCTGGAACATGTTCACGAACTGGAGCACCAGCTCGTTGTGAGCCATGCGCGAGAACCGCGTCTGACGCGAGGTCTTGATGGTGATGAGCGCCTCGATGGGGACGAGGGTGCCGCCTTCGGTTTCGCGGTACAGGGAGCGATGGTCGAACGGGACGATCTTGGTCTCGCCGGCCAGCGTGACGACGATCTCGCGGGGCACGATGTCCTTTTCGCGCATGATCTCGATCATCATCCTGACGCACTCCTTGAAGCCGCGCTGGAGCTCCCGGGCTTCCATGCGGCTGCGCTTCGTGCTCATGTCCTGGAGCGCGGTGATGGCCGACGCGGCGGTCACGCCGCCTGCCGTCTGGCCTCGGCTCTGATCGTTGGACCCGGCCTCGTTCTTGATGCTCTGCTGGAGCATCTGCGCAAAGTTCATGAGGTAGGACGGGAGCGGTTGGGTCTCCATCCACTTCACGGCTGCCTCAAGGTTGCCCTGCACCTCAATGGCCTCCTTTGTGAAGTCCCGCACGTCGTCAACGTCAACAAGCCCCTGCTGAATGAACAGCCGGGGGTTCCGAGCCCGCAGCGCGTTCTCCAGTAGGATGGCGTTGAGCTTGTCCGCATAGCGCTGCGTGTCCTTGAACAGATCGCAGATGCCGAGCCCCAAGGCGTTGCCCTTCTGGGGGTACAGCCTGCAAATGCGGAACGGGTAGCGCCCGTGCTCGTAGTAGCCGTTCGGGTACGTGCGAGCGCTGTCCTCAATGACCTGGTGCCCCGCCACGCGGACAAAGTGCACGTCCGTACGCTTGGCCTCCGGGTCGTATTTCTTGACCCACATCTCGATCACGCGGTAGACCTTCGGGGTGTTCGGCGTGGTCGTGCTCTCGATCTCGTCCGTGCGCGTGGTCCCAAAGTCGTCACCCTCCATGAACGGGTAAACGTCGGGGTAGTGCTGCTTGAGCCAGTTCCAGGGCTTCACGTCAAGGACGAAGCAGGCACGGCCGTCCTGGAGGTTCGGGGTGTCGGGATCGCACATGAAGTTCTTGTTCATGATGTACCGGATGAAGGAGCCGCCCAGGCCGTTGTTTGCCATCGGGTCGTGCCCCGCCTCGAGCGCCGTCCAGCCATCTTGCAAGAAATCCTGCGTCGCCTTTACGTACTCGCCCTCCCAGTCGCAGGCGTCAAGCTCCTGCTCGACGACCTTCGTGAGCACCTTGGCCGTCACGAGCGGCGCGTCTCCAGCCGCGTCGGGCAGGATCACCGCCTCGGGGGCCTCGTCGATCAGGTCGGCCTTGATGTTCTCGATGCAGCTCGTAATCATGGGCGTGCTCATCCGGGGCCGCTTGTCGCCGCGAACGACTTCCGCGTCGTTCTCGCCCCAGTAGGTTCCCTCGTAAATCTTGACGTTGTCGTCAAGGCGCTGCCACTCGTCCCGGTAGTAAACGTCCCGGTACTCCTCGAACAGCCCGTAGATGGCGTCGCAAAACTCCCGGTCCGCCTCGGACCCGGGCTTGTGCGGCTTGCCGAGCCCCGCATAGATTTTCTCCATGCCGCTCAGCGGGATCACTTTCTCGTTCTTTGCTTTCATGCTGCCTCCTGTCAGGCACTAAAAAAGCCGCCCTCCGATGGTCTACGGGGGAGCGGCGTTAGTGGGTCGATCAGTATTCGGTGCTTGTCTATCTCGGCCTTTCGCTTGGCCGGGCTTGGTCGTGTCATGAGGCCATATCTAAAACTTTCTGCTGCGTGATCTTCCTGGTTGTCGCCAACATCCTCATGATCGTGCTTGTCGTATGAGAGCAAGGGCAACGTCCTGATGAGGTCGCGGCACGTGGAAAAGACTTGGACGTATGGCTTCCCGTCCGGGGCCAGCGCCAGATTCTCCCGCACCCTCATCCAGCCGTTCAGGCGATCGTTGTCCGCTTTCATGACCGGGACCCCGTTCATGATAAAGGTCTCAGCGATGGTCTCGCCGCCCATAGCGTCGCGCACGCCGCGCTTCTGCCACATGTCCGGGGAGGCCGCCGTGTACGCGATGCTCTCCGTGTACTGGTTCCCGTGCTCGTCAAAGCCGACGGACCGCTTCTTGATGAGCCTCGCCATCTCGGAGGCCGCCGTCTGGTTCTGGTAAATCTCCCGGTACACGTACAGGTGAGAATCCGGGGCCACCGCGTACCAGAGCACACAGCACGGGTCGTTGTACCCCCAGTCGATGGAGCGGAACCGCCGCCAATCCCTGGGGATCGTGAACGGCGTACAAACGTGGATCGCCGGGTCCCACTCGGTGAAGTATTGCCCCTCCACCGTGTCCCAGCGTCCGTCAAGGTACGCCTTGCGCAGATGCTCAGGCAGCGCCTCGAGGGTCTTGATGTAGCCAGGGTTGGTCTCCATGAGGACCGTGTTGTCCGTGACCTTCGCCTGGATGAACACATAATCGTCCGGGTTCTCACCGTGCTCGTACTGCCGGTCGATGAAGAGACGCTTTATGTAGTCATGGCCCGGCCCGCCCGGGTTGCAGGTGTAGTAAATGCGCGGCGAGAAGTCCGTGCGCGTGCTCCGGCAGCTCGTGGCGATGTACGTCAGCATCCACTCGGTGAACGCCGTCGCCTCCTCAAAGCCGATCACGTCGTACTCCTGCCCCTGGTACTGGTACACGTCGTTGTCCGTGTCGCAGTAGCCCAGCTTGATCGTGGAGCCATTCGGAAACGTGAACGTCTTCGTCTCCTTCAGGTATTTCGCAAAGCCGTTCAGCTCTTTGAGGAGCGGCTGGGTATGGTTGCCGTCCAGCTCAGCCAGTGTGCGCCGAAGCAGCAGGAGCTTGAGCCCCGCATACCTCAACGCCAGCAGAATGAACTTCCGGCGGAGGACCCAGCTCTTGCCGCCGCCCCGGGCACCGCCGTATGCGATGCGCGGAGCCACGGCCCGAAGAAATAGGTCCTGCTTCGGGTTTGGGGTGCCCTCAAGCACCAGTGCTTTCTTTGCCATATCGTCAAATCATGTTCAGCCATTCAAGGCCGCGTATCATGCGCCATTCCTTTCAGGTGCGGGGGTTAATCTTGATAATATGGGTAATCAGTAATGGCTAATGCAACAAACTGAACGTCACCTGCACTCGTCCCACCTCTTACAAACTGATAACCATCAAGATGCTGACCGCCTCCAACGCACGATTCAATGTAACCAGATTCGTATTTGAAGATGACAGCTTTTTCTTCCAGCGCAGACAGAATCTCGCCTGCTGTCTTGTCACAAGTGTAAATGTAGTGAGTATCACTTTCGGTTTCCGTAACATTTACAACAAGTGCCCCCCCGCCGCCGGAGGAGCCGCCGCCACCACCGTTCTGGATGGCCTTGGCGATAGCCGCAAGGTACTCCTCGTAACGCCATACGGGCTGTGGGATGTCGGTGGTGTCACCGCCGAGGCTCCTCAGAATCACGTCAAGGAACTCCTCGCCACGGGAGGTGGGCTTCAAATCAAATTCGTCTGCCATGTGTTATGCCCCCCCATTACTCACGACCCAGCCGACACGGGGTTCTCGTTAGTAGCATCGGAGTGTCTTCCCTCACAGGGTTCGCTGTGTTCGGTGTGATTTCGCTCATTTCCTCTATCCTCCGTTGTGTTGTATTGTGTAACCGACCTCTCGGTTTTGTGCTGGGTGTAGGGGAGTAGGTATTCTTACCCTATGGCCCCCGCATGTAACTCCCCTGCCTTTTCGGATTCATGCAAAGCATGAATTTCAAAAAAAGACCCCCCGGGTCTATGTAATATATATATATAATACTAATGCTCAACTATTCGCTAAAGAGTAATTTAACGAATAGTTAAGCTCTCCTCAATGAATAAACGTAGTATAAAGCAGTGTATAACAGCGTATACCCTGCATGCTGGTCATACAGAATAGGCATCACTGTCACCCTGTATAATGACATTGACGGTTGTACTACTCTCAGGAGTAGTCTCTCCCATAGCGTTTAGTAATAGCCCAGATATTCTACTATCTGCATCTCCCATGATAGAAGCCTGGATCAAAGATTGCTTGATATGCTCTCTTGCACGTAAGAGCGTGTGGATTATCTGTTTGTTACACTCATCACTCACAGCGGTATTATACCCTTCGTCCATGTAGTTATAGAGTGTTTTTCTATCCACATCAAGCCAAAGAGAAAGACCAGCCATAGAGGGATATTCTTGGCGAACTTTAATATCGCCATTCTTCAGTTCATAGATTGCTTTGGATTCCTCACAATGCTTGAAATAAGCATCAATTTTCTCTTGCAGTTCTTTCGGATCATTAAACAGGAACGGCTTGGTGGTCATGTCCTTGTGTCCTCCTCTCTGGAAAAAATGGGTAAAAGAAAAAGGCCCCTGCTTAGAAGGGCCTTATGTGTCATAGGCTTTGGCCTCTGCCTATGGCCATTATGACTTTACCACGTCAAGAACGGGCTGTCAATTTTTGCAGCAAAAACTATGAACAGACTGTAAACATTATCAAAGAATACATATTATAGGGCCGAGAGCAGCGCCGCAGGTAAATTTTTTTCGATCAATTTTTCCCCTAACTTTGGGGCTTTTTTGCCGCTCCATCGATCTGCTGCAAAACTTTTTTTCAAAAAGGGGTTGACAGTTGAGAGGCCACCTGCTATACTGACGGCGTCAGGTTGAGAGGCCACCACGAACCGACCAACCGAATCAAATAATCAGGAGGACCACACAATGTATTTCACTCACTGCAACACCCTGGACGAACTGAAAGCCGAGTATCGCCGTCTTGCTATGAAGCATCACCCCGACATGGGCGGGGACACCGCCACCATGCAGGCGATCAATGCCGAGTATGAGACCAAGTTCGAGGAGCTCAAGCACCAGCACAACGCCACGCGGGACGAAGCACACCAGACCAACGAAGCGCCCGCCGACTTCATCCGCATCATCGAGGCGCTGCTCCGGCTGGACGGCATCGAGGTCGAGCTCTGCGGCTGCTGGCTGTGGATCGGCGGCGAGACCCGCAAGCACAAGGAAGCCCTGAAGGCTGCCGGCTGCCGCTGGAGCCAGAACAAGCAGCGGTGGTACTGGCGCCCCGCGTACGGCGTCAGCTCCCACCATCGCGGGACCCAGAGCCTGGGCATGATCCGGGCCAAGTACGGCTCCCAGCGCTTCGCGGCCAACGGGCGCGAGGAGCGGACCGAGGCGACCGCCGAGCGGCTGACCGCCTGACCTTGACAGAGCCGCCCGCCCGTGGGCATCGTACGCGGGCAGAAAGGAGTGATTAAGCCATGACGAGAGAAGACGGAAAGCTGCACGACTATGCAGTATGGTATATTCATGAGGATGGGACAAAAGAGTGGGGCTTTGCCGAGAGCGTAAACGCATATAACCCAGGCGAAACCGTCCACTTCGGAGGTATAACCTGCGTGATCGACTTTGAAGTATAAGCAAGGAGGATCGAACAATGGCACGGAAACTATATTTCGCCTGCAACTTTGACCCCTCCGGGCTTCCCGGATTCCCGCCGGATTCCTGCATGTTTGCCACCGTGATCGAATACAGCAGCACGGTAAACCTGGTTGACGTGTTCGACCACTACCGGGATAAGGGCCTAAAGACGGCGAACCTCATGCCGTCAAAGAAAGCAGCCAAGGAACTATGCGACGCCTGGAACGAGACATACAAAGCCAACGGCACATACGCATTTTGAACGGAGGATAAACCAATGACACGCACGATCAAAGCCTTTTACATCGACCCCGAGACAAACACCGCCGAGGTGCGGGCCATCGAGGACAAGCTGGACACCTTCTATGATCTGCTCCGCTGCCGCTGCATCGACATCGTGACAAGGAAGATCGGCATCCGTGGCCGGGCCTTTGACATCATCTGCGACGATGAGGGCACCTTCGCGGACGACCCGAAGATCAGCGCCATCGACAACCTGGGGCGCGTGATGCTGGTGGGCGCGTTGCTCATCGTAGGGCAGGCCGATGAAGACGGCAACATGACCAGCTTGACCAGCAACGACGTGGCCCTTATCAAGCGCTACGTGGCCCACCTGGGCACCCGGCTCCACCCGGAGGGCTGGAAGATGCTCACCACCTGCGAATACTGCTATTAACGATCCGTAAACATAGCGCCGGGGTTAGTGACTAACCGGCCCCGGCGTGATAATATCAAGACAAACAGGAGGTGAAAGTTATGGCAAAGGGTGAGACCTTCAGCAGGTGGAAGGCCGAGAACTGCAAGGACATTACTATCCGGTTCAACGTCAACGGGGACGCCGATATCCTCGAAGCGATAGCAAACAAGCTGCAATCTGGTGACGAGAGCCGGGCTGCCGTCCTCAAGCGCTGGATCAGGGCGGGAATTGAGCTTGACAGTAAGGCCAGGAAATAATATAATATCTCTTGCAAC